GCATATTTAAACTTACAAGCAGGTGGGACTTTAGAATCTACCCAACAATTACTGAGACACAAAAATATCGAAACGACATTAATATATGCACACAACATCAATCGCATTAACGATGATTCAGAGTTTCGTATTAATAATTATCTTTTTGATGAAGAGGAGGAGGAAAGCAAATGATGAAAGAAGATATTACACATTATACTGTAAATGAAGTTGCTGCTCATTTACGTGTAACTCAAAGAACGATTTACACCTATATTAGAATAGGAAAATTAAGAGGAATAAAAATTGCTAATAAATGGCGATTCTCAAAAAAACATATTGATGATTTTTTAGTACAACTATCAGAAGTGGAGTACCCACGTTATGTCAAAAAGTAGTTTAGGATTAGATTTCTTTAACTTGGATGTCAACATCTTTAATGATGCCAAAATCATCAAGTTAATTCATCGTTATGGACCGCTTGGATTTATGTCATATTATTTAATACTCACCAACGTATTTATGAATGGGTATTATCTTGAGGTATCAACAAGTGATTTAGCTTATATATTGCTTAATGGGATAGGCGGGAAATTCATCAATGGTAAAAATAAGCTACAAGAGATCATTTTGTATTTAGCTTATATAGATTTAATCGATAAAGATTTATTAAATCAGAATGTTGTAACTTCAAAAGGCATTCAAAAGAGGTTTTTAGTAGCTACAAGAAGTCGTAAGAACCAAGATTTGTCCAAGTATTGGTTATTAGATGAAAAGGAAAACACAAATGATATTGTTGAAGAAGTTATTAAAGCTCAAAAGAAAAAAACCAAAAAACAAAGAGTTCAAGAAAGAAGAATAAAAGATATCAATGAACATGCACCAAAGAAGCATTACTTGACAAGCTGTTTAATCGAATATCGATATATTAACGAATATTCTTTAGATATCTATAAATATAATGAACTCTTTGAAGATTTATTACATCGTTATGATGGTGATACATTATACCAAGCAGTTAGATACTTATGTAATTATGCATCTAGATCAAATACGAAGATTGAAGACCGCTATAAGTTTTTTGAAACATCAATTACTAAAAATTTAGAGCGATTAACAAGTGATCATAATAATTTATCTATAGAAGAATTATTTAAATCATTGATGAATTCATAAAATGCGGTGTCACTAATAGATGTGAACATCAGCGATAACAAAGATATTTCATAATAATAACCATATAAAAGCATATGCCATTGTGCATTAGTATGAATAAGCAATTTCTTGAGAAAACATGATTTTAAGGAAATATATAAAACTTAACTAGAAAAAGTGATTAGGGACTGATATCTATAAAATCATAGATCCATACCGGTAAACAATTACAGTTTTTAATTGCTTATGAAAAACGACTAAAAAATATAATTAAAAGTAATCGAGGAGAAAAACGATGCAAGTAAAAGAATATCTAAGTAGATACCACAATACAAAAGAAAAGATTAAACTTTTAGAAAAAGAAATCGAAGAGTTTATTAGATTAGCCAATTCAATACCTGGGATAAGTTTTGATCAGTTACGTGTAGATGGAACAAAAAGTTTAAAAGCACCATTTGAAAAGTGGATACAAAAAACACTAGAAAATGAACAAAAGATTACGCTAATGAGAAGAAGACTTCCGGTCATAAAAGGTGAAATCATCGGAGTGATTAATAGGCTTGATGATTCTAAGTGTAAAAGATTACTTATATACAGATACATTGATTGGTTGAGTTGGGATACCATCGCCAAAAATCTAGTATATTCACCTTCAACTGTGAGACGTTGGCATGAAAAAGCTTTGTCAAAAGTATCTTTTTCAGAAAAAGACAAGAGTGAACAACTATGACAAATTGTGAAACTGTCAAGGGTATGATAGGATTAAACTGAGAAAAGTTTATATAGATATGGAATACTGGCTATATAACCAGCCTAGAAGCAAAAAGAATTCATTTAAATATGGGTTCTTTTTTTGTTTTTGCAGAGATACTTGTAGTATTCCAACTGTGAATCATATGTTTAATAATTAACAGTTGGAGTGATTAAATGAAAGGAAGAATGCTTGATACTTATGAGCGCTGGAAAGAGTCCGGACAGTTAGATACAAAATTAAAAGCAATATCTGAGATGATTTCTAAAAGAGCAACGCAAAAACAAATTGCTCAATATCTAGGTGTTACTGAAAAAACATTAATCAAGTTAAGAAAAGTGCATCCTAAACTAGATAAGGCTTTTCAATATGGTGATGAAGAATTAAAACAGACCTTACTTGATTCCATGTATCAAAGAGCTGTTGGTTTTGATTATGAAGAAACACAAACCATCATAGAAGAAACCAAAACAGGCACTAAAAAAAGAATTACAAAATATAAAAAGAAATCCTTACCTGAGATAGCAGCTATTAAGTATTTACTGATTATCAAGTTTGGACTTGAATATAACGATAAAAAAGAAGAAATAGAACTCATGAATAAACGCTTAGAAAAAAGTGAGGAGGTTTGGTCGAATGAAAATAGTCATGAAGAAAGTAACCCTATTAAACGAATACGAAAATAATCCACGCCATAATGAGGAAGCTATTGTAGCAGTGGCCAACAGTATCAAATCATTTGGCTTTAAGGTGCCTATTGTGATTACATCCGAGCATGTTATCATTGCCGGGCATACAAGGCTTAAAGCGGCAATTTTGCTTGATTTAAAAGAGGTTCCATGTATCATTGCGGATGACTTATCAGAAGATCAAATCAAAGCTTTTAGATTAGCTGATAATAAAACAGCTGAACTTGCGACTTGGGATTTCACTAAACTTGAAAATGAATTAATTGATATTGATATGGATATGCTTCAGTTCGGGTTTGAAGAACTAGAAGAAGGGTTGCCTGATAATGCATCTGATGATGATTTCGATATTGATGAAGAAATTCCTGAGACACCATTTTCACAAACAGGTGATATCTATGAACTTGGTAGCCACAGAGTCATGTGTGGTGATTCAACTAGTGAGAGTGATGTTGCTAAATTAGTCGATGGAAAACAAGTGGATATGATTTTTACAGATCCACCTTATAATGTGGATTACGAAGGAACAGCTGGAAAAATCAAAAACGATAAGATGGAAGATAATAGCTTTTATCTTTTTTTATATGATGCTTTTAATAATATGTTTCAAAACATTAAACGAGGTGGTGCTATCTATGTTTGCCATGCAGATACTGAAGGACTCAACTTTAGAAACGCATTCAAGAATGCTGGTTTTAAATTAGCGGAATGTTTAATCTGGGTTAAAAATGCTTTAGTTCTTGGAAGACAAGATTATCACTGGAGACATGAACCGATTCTATATGGTTGGAAAGAAGGTGCAGCTCATTACTTTGTTGATGACCGCTCTCAAGATACGATTTGGGAATATAACAAACCAAGAAAGAATGAAGAACATCCAACGATGAAACCTTTAGAATTAGTTGGAAAAGCAATCTCAAATTCATCAAGACGACACGAAACAATCCTTGATCTATTTGGTGGTTCTGGTTCAACAATGATCGCATCTGATCAACTTGATCGTAAATCATGTTTAATGGAACTTGATGAAAGATTTGTGGATGTTATAGTGAAAAGATATATTAAACATAAGGAAACAAACGATAATTGTTTCTTAATAAGAAATGGTAAAAGGTCTAAACTAAGCTCTTTTGATGTATTTGAAATATAATCACTATAGTGAAGAAAATGACTTGCTATTTAGTCCCTTTAGAGTGATATATAGTGTAAGCAAAAAAAAACAAAGGAGACTAAGATTATGCAAAAAGAAATAAAACTAAAAGACTTTATTAAAAGATTTAAACAAGGTGATTTTGAATCAAAAGATGTTCACACTCAAATTGAAGCTGGTTGGTACGATTGGTTTTGTAGAGATGAGAGTTTAGCGAACAAAACAAAACGCATGGGTAACATTGTTAAACAATTAAAAGACGGTGGAAAAGTTAATCTTGAAACCATGTACGTATGGTTTAAAAATAACTGTCCGCTTGCTGGACCACTCTATGATGATTTCAGAATTGCAGACATTGAAACAGGAGATACCTTATTTACCATAACGATTAATTGCTTTAGAGAAGAGAAAAGATATACGGTCTATGGAAGAAAAAATGATTTTCTAGATCCACTTTTAGAAACTGATAAATCAAGAGATTTAGTTAACTGGCTCAATGAAGGGTGGAGCGACAATGTTTAAAGAATACAACGCACATCCTAAAGGGTTAAAAACAACAGACTGTGTCGTACGAGCAATCGCAACTGCGACCAACTCAGACTACTTGGAAACAAGAAGAGAACTTAATAGAAAAAAACGGGAACTTAGGTATACAAGTTATAAAGATACCAAATTCTTATATGATTATTTCAAAGGTTATCCAAGACTCATCTTTAAACCAGTCAAGGGTGAACCTAGAATTAAAGGTAGTGACTTTACTGAACTACATCCAAAAGGTACTTACATTTTAAAAATGGCTGGACACATCACAGCTTGTGTTGATGGAGTCATACTTGATACATGGGATTGTAGCTACCGTTCGGTATATACAGCGTGGGAGGTAAAATAATGAAAGTAAACTTTATTAGAAAAGCAGAATATGAAGAACTCATTCCGCAAGATGAGTTTGTGATTGAAAAAGAAATAGTTTTAGATGCATCAGCATTTGAAGAGTTCATTAATAATCCACTTGGATATTATGATTTTATAAAAGATAATACTAAATTAATGTATTGTGACACGGATGGAGTTTTCCACTGTATTTATGTAACATCAAATGAACATGACTTTGGAATACTCATAGAAAGCGAAGGCTACCATTATGCAAGGTATACAGCCTATTTACCAAAAACAAACCTTGGGAGCTAAAAGCTCCTTTTTTTCTACTTAAAACGAAGGAGATTATAATATGCAAAGAATAACAAGTGAATCAGTTTTTCAAGGACATCCTGATAAAGTGTGTGACCAAATTAGTGATGCAATATTAGATGCGTTACTAGAACAAGATAAAGAATCAAGAGTAGCAGTAGAAACCGCCATTAAAGATAATCTAGTATTTATCTTTGGTGAAGTAACTACAACTGCATCATTAAACTACAAAGCTATCGCTAAAACAGTACTAAAAGATATTGGTTATGATGAAGACTTTGTAGTCATAGAACAGATAAGTAAACAATCGCCTGGCATAGCGTTAGGTGTAAATAAAACAGAAACAAAAGAACAAGGTGCAGGAGATCAAGGGATTATGTTTGGTTATGCTTGCAATGAAACACAAGAGTTTATGCCATTACCAATTATGCTTGCTCATGGAATATCTAAAGAAATTGATAGCCTTAGAAAAGAGCAATATGCTCATATCTTTGGTCCTGATGGTAAATGCCAAGTAAGTGTTGATTACAAGGATGGAAAACCAGTAAACATTCCAATCATTGTTGTCTCAGCTCAAACGAAACCTGGTGTTTATAGAGATGTCTATGAAGAAATCATCAGACAAGCAATTCTTAGAGCAGTTGGAAGACATGATTTATTAAATGGTACACAGATCCTCATTAATCCAACTGGTGAGTTTATCATTGGTGGACCCAAAGCAGATTCAGGATTAACAGGTAGAAAAATTATAGTTGATACCTATGGTGGTTACTCTAGACACGGAGGAGGTGCCTTCTCAGGAAAGGACGTAAGCAAAGTTGATCGCTCTGCGGCTTATTATGCAAGATACGTAGCAAAAGCCGTTGTAGGGGCAGGTTTGGCAACACACTGCGAAGTCTGTTTGAGTTATGCAATTGGTATTGCAGAGCCAACAAGTATTCTAATTAATACCTTTGATACAGGAGTAACATCGGATCAAGAAATTACACAATTAGTTAATGAAGTCTTTGACTTTAGACCAGTTGAAATGAAAAAAGAACTTAAACTAGACAATGCTAGGTTCAAACAAGTAGCAACCTATGGTCATTTTGGTAGAGAAGATTTAGATGTTCCTTGGGAAGATGTAGATCATAAAATAGAAGAACTACTAGAATTATATGAAGAAGCCTAAGATATTACATAACTTCTATAAATCAACTGTATGGCAAGTCGCAAGACAAATCAAATATCAAGAACAAAATGGCAAATGTGAACGATGTGGCAGAATTGGTGAAGAAGTTCATCATAAGATTAGGATTACAGTTGATAATGTAAAGGATCCGACAGTTAGTATTAATCAAGATAACCTAGAACTTTTATGTAAGGATTGTCACAACAAAGAACACAAAAGATTCTCAAAAGAAAAAGAATTTGATAATGATGGCAACCTAATTCCAAGATAACCTCGTATTTGTATTATAACTTTGGTATAATTAATTAAAAATGAGGTGGAACTATGTTATCAAAACAACAATATAAATGGTTAAAGTGGATAAACCAAAAAGTTGAAAAGCGACCTAATCTAAATTGTGATGAGACTAGAAGAGAACAGGCGAAAAAACATTATTTACTAGCGAAGAAGAGTCCGCACTTATTACAGGAAACAGATAAAAAAAAGATAAAAGGGATCATAAAGGCTAGGAAAATAGCTTGGCAAAATACTATTTATTTGAAAAAGACTGCACTAAATGAAAATGAGATGAAAATGTTGATATCTAAAAATGCAAAATATCCACAATGGAAATTAATTGATATACAACGATTTATTAATGGGCTAAAAATAGACCAATATATATTGCAAATTGATAATACTTATCAAGTAGACGTTGAAGGTGATATTGCGATGGAAGAATTTATTACAGAAAGATGGAGTAAAATATGGCTTCCTTTTTTAGCGATAGTAATTTCTATTGGCGCATTAGTTGTCGCTGTTTTAGCATTATGATAGCCCCCCCAATTAATATAAGAAATTTTCTTAAGGGTACCGCGTAGGGGGACGCTTAAAAAACACAAGGAAGATTTTTTGAAAATCAGAAAAGAGGTTTTCAAGTTATGATTAATATTGAATACAAGCGGCTAAAGTCGCTTTTTTCTTTGGTTGATGAGACCAAGAAAGAACTAGTCGATAATTTAATATATCAAGCAGCTTTTATGAAAGTAGAACTGACTAAACTACAAGAACAAATGATTAAGTATGGCGCAATCCAAATATCAAGTAAAGGTGCACAACGTCAAACAGAAGCAGCTAAGTACTATACTAAGCTTGTTAACTCATATGGAACAGTCATCAAGACTTTAAACTCAATACTAGGAACACAAGTAAATGATGGAGATGATGCCTTTGATGAATTTCTTAAGAGAGCCAGTGAATGAACTATCTAGTTGATTATTATAACGAAATACAAAAAGGTAATATTCTAGTTGGCGAGGAACTTAAAAATCAAATAGATAAACTAATAGTTGATTTAGATAATCCTAGATACATATTTGACGAAAAGCCAGGAAACTTAAGAATTGATTTCATTCAAACTTTTTGTAAACATACTAAATCACCTTTTAATGGGCAACCATTTATATTAGAACTTTGGGAAAAAGCAATAATCCAAACCGCTTATGGCTTTAAAAATGCTGATTCAGGACTAAGACGTTTCAATGAAGTTATATTATTGATTGCACGTAAGAATGGAAAAACAACATTTATTGCGGGATTAGATCTTGCTGAGTTCTTTTTATCCAGAGGGGGTGTTGATATTGTCTGTGCTTCAAATACAACTGAACAAGCCAACATTCTTTTTGAAGAGATAAATAACATGAGAGAGCAATCTCCTTCTTTATCAAAAGATACAAGAAGCAAGAAGAATATATTCTTTATCTATTCACCTAAAACCAAAAACAAGATAAAGAAGTTATCTGCTCAATCTAGAAATAAAGATGGTTACAACATTGAAGTTGGTTGTATTGATGAAGTGCATGAGATGACTGACTCTAAAGTTTATGATGCTATTAAGCAATCTCAATCTACTAAGAAAGAGCCACTCATATTTATCATAACCACCGAAGGAACAACAGTTGGTGGTTTTTTAGATAGTAAATTAGATTATGCTAGAAAGATGATTAAAGATGAAATAGAAGATGAGAGAGTTTTACCTTGGCTATATACTCAAGACTCAGCTAAAGAGATATATGAAGATCCTAAGACATGGCAGAAGTCTAACCCTAGTTTAGGTGTGGTTAAAACTTCATCATACCTAGAAGATGTCATGAATAAATCAAAGCATGATTTATCAACAAGAGTTACTATGCTTTGTAAGGACTTTAACATCAAACAGGCAGACTCAGGATCGTGGTTATCTTATGACGATCTAAACAATGAAGAAAGATATAACCTAGATGATTTAAGAGATAGTTATGCGATTGGTGGCGTAGACTTATCATCAACTACAGATTTAACAGCTGCAGTTTTAATCGTCCAGAAAAAAGATAGCAATAAGAAGTTTGTGATTCCACATTTCTTTATGCCAAGTGAAGTTTTAGATAAAAGAATCACTGAAGATAATGTCCCATATGATATTTGGATAAAAAAAGGCTTTGTAACACTAACAGAAGGAAATCAAAACGATTTCAGTCTGGTAACAAAGTGGTTTATGAAGATGATCCAAACCTATGGCATAAGACCTCTATGGGTTGGGTATGATCCTTGGAACTCACAATATTGGATTAAAGAGATGGAAGACTTAGGGTTTAACATGGAAAAAGTCAGACAAGGTATCTATTCATTATCAGAACCCATGAAGCAGATGGAAGCAGACCTTAAAAACAATCTATTAGTTTATGATAACAATCCAATTCTAAAATGGTGTTTATCTAATACACAAGCTAAAGTAGATTTAAATGGAAACATTCAACCTTCAAAACTAAACTCCAAGTACAAAAGAATTGATGGAACAGTCGCTTTGATTATTGCTTATGCTGTTTTAAATAGATATAAAATAGATTTTGAAAACATGGTGAATTAAACTTGTCGGAGGTGCTCATGCCAATATTTAAACGTAAAAATAAAACTGGTTCAATCGATGCCTTGCAAATCATCAACAACACTAACACATTTTATACACCATTCGGAACGAACATTTCAAAAAGTGATGTTGTTAAGATTTGTATTGATAGAGTGGCCAGTCAATGTGCAAAACTAAAACCAAGATATATCAAAATAGAAGACGATAAGACAGTATCCGAGAAAAGCGGAAAGCTGTCTTTTCTTTTGAAACATAAACCAAATGAAATCATGACACCTTATGATTTTATTTATAAGGTTGTTACTACCTTACTTCTTAATGATAATGCCTTTATTTATCCAAGGTTTGATAAATATACAGGACATCTTATAGGTCTTTATCCACTTAAACCAATTACAGTCGAAATGGTTATAGATCAGAGTGATCACTATTATATAAAATTCTTATTTGAAAATGGTGACTCCTATACATTGCCTTATGAGAATATCATTCATTTAAGAAAACATTATGGACAAAATGATATCTTTGGTGGTAATGGATCAAGTGGTGATCATGAAGCAATCCTAAAAACGATCTCAATCAATGATAGTTTACTACAGGGCATTGATAATGCAATTAAGTCATCGATGCAGATTAAAGGGATTGTAAAGATGAATGGGATGTTATCAGAAGCGGATAAGAAAAAACAACGAGAACTCTTTGATAGTGCACTTTCTGATTCAGTTAACAATAAAGGAAGTTCTATCATTCCAATTGATTTAAAGAGTGAATATATCCCACTTGATGTTGATCCTAAACTAATTGACAAAGATACGTTAGAATTCTTACAGTCAAAGATCCTAGATTACTTTGGGGTATCAGTTCCCATTTTTACAAACAAGTACACAGAAGATGAATATAACTCGTTTTACGAGTCAACCATTGAGCCTTTAGCTATTCAACTTAGCGAGGCTTTTTCTATAGGGTTGCTTACCAATAATCAATTAGAACGTGGTGAAGAAATTGTGTTCTTTAGTGAACGATTACAATATGCATCTTGGAACACTAAAGTCACTGCGATTGAGAAACTGATGAGTCTAGGGATTATGTCATTAAATGAATCAAGAGCACTACTCGGATTAGAACCCATCGAAGGTGGACACAAACGTCTTCAATCATTAAATTTTGTGGATTCTGATAAGGCGAACTTATATCAAGTAGGAAAGAAAGAGGAAGAAGATCATGAAAGTAACGATTAATGGAAAAATATCAAATGAAGCATTAAAAAGTATTTTAGAAACACAAAAAGAAAAGACAAAAACGATCAATGATTTTTGTAAGAAAGAAAAACTAGAAACATTCTCATATAAAGACTCAGAACTTGAGTTTGACTATGAACAAGAAGTGAAGCCAAAACAAACGAAAAAAGTAGAGGTAAGAACCAATGATAAAAGAAACTAGACTTGCAGAAGTCAGTCTTCATGAAGATGAAGGCAAGATGATTTTAGAAGGCTATGCATTAGTCTTTAATCAAGAAACTTTAATCGGTGATGAGAGTTATGGATTCATTGAAGAAATATCACCTACTGCTTTAGGGGAAACTAAAATGAAGGACGTTCCTATGAAATACAATCATATGGACTCCTTTTTAATTATTGCAAGAACCAAGAATAAATCCCTTGAACTTACTGTTGATCATATTGGTCTTAAAGTAAGAGCTGAACTCTTAGATACAAGTCATAATCAAGATATCTATAAAATGGTTAGAAGCGGCCTATTAGATAAAATGAGCTTTGCTTTTACGGTTGATGAACAAGTCTGGAACCGCGAAGGAGATATTCCTAAAAGAACCATTACTAAGATAGAAAGATTGTATGATGTGTCGGTTGTGGATACACCAGCATATGATGCAACCTCAATATACGCTCGTTCTTTAGAGTCCATGGAGTTGGAACTAAAGACTATGGAGTTAGCAGAGCAAAAAGAAAAATCGAATCTAATCAAAAAACGCATCAAAATTAAATCAAAAATCTAAGGAGAGAAAAAAATCATGAATTTAGAATTAAGAAGAAAAGAAATTGAATCAAGATTAAAAGAAATTAGAAGCTTAGTTGATTCTGAAGCTGATCTAGAAAAGCTAGAAGCACTAGACACAGAAACAACAACCCTTCAAGAAGAAAGAGCATCAATTGATAAAAAGATGGCGATTGCTTCTAAAGCAGAGTTTAAACCCATTCAAGTAGATAACCGTCAAATGGTCGATAAAGAAAAACTAGAAACCAGGGGACAAAGCTTAAAAGAAAGTAGAGTCATTCAAGTATCAAGCTCTGAGATCTTACTTCCTGATCACACGTCAACTAATCTTGCACCAGTTCCATTTGCTCAAGTGTCAAGCTTAGTTGATCGTGTGAATGTTATTAATTTAAATGGTGGAGAGACTTACAAGAAATCATTTGTTAAATCAAATGGAATCGCTGGAACAACAGCAGAAGGTGGGGCTTACTCAGAAACAGAACCTGCATTTGGTTACTTAACCATTTCAAAAGTTAAGATCACTGCTTATACAGAAATTACTGAAGAGTTAGAAAAACTACCTTCCATTCCATATCAAGCAGAAGTCCTAAGAAACATTAATATTTCACTTAAAAAGAAAATTAGTGAACAAATCTTACGTGGTGCAGGAACGACTAACACATTCACGGGAATCTTTAGTGATGCAGCTATTGCACTTGCGGATAAGCCAGCACTTGAAATTGAAGCGATTACGGATTCAACATTAGATGACATTGTCTTTGCTTACGGTGGTGATGAAGAAGTCGAAGGTGGCGCAGTATTAATTCTTAATAAGAATGACTTACGCTCATTCGCTGGACTTAAGACACAAGAAGGCCGTAAAGTTCACTCAATTGATTATGTCAATAAAACAATTGATGGTATTCCTTACATCATTAACTCACACTGTAAAGCAATTTCAGATAGCAATACAGTTGCTGGTGAATATTGTATTGCTTATGGTGCCCTTAAAAACTATGAAGTACCAGTGTTCTCACCAGTAGAGATTGGTAAATCCACAGATTATAAATTTAAAGACGGTATTATCAGTTATAAAGCTTCAGTCTTTACTGGTGGTAATGTTGTCGGTTATAACGGCTTCTTACGTATTAAGAAGAAAGCTGCACCTGCAGGCTAATTTTAGTTAAGAAAGGATTGATCCTATGATGATTTTAGATATTGTAAAAAAGGCTTTACTCATCCCCCAAGTAGAGACTTATGCTGATGATGAGTTAAATACACACATCAACAGTTGTAAACATTACCTTTTGAGTTGTGGGGTTGATCCTTCTTATATAAATGATGAATCAAATCCAATGGTTAGTACAGTCATTATTATTTATGTGAAGACATTTTATGGCTTTAAAAACGATGGAAGCGCAAAAGAACTACCCAAGTCATTTGATATGCTGGTAGGTCAACTCGCATTAACAAAAGGGAGCGCATAATATGTATCCAAATTCCCCCAATATAAGAATGCACTTACTAACCTTGGAGATGATTCCTAACACCATGGGTGTGATGAGTTATCAATTTAAGTCAAAAAAAGAAGTGATTGGTATCAATTTTTCGATTACTTCAAGAGAGTATTATGAAAGTAAACGCTCAGATATCAGAATTGATATTGCAGTTAAAGTACAAGGAATTGTCTATGACGGGTCTAAGTATGTAGATATAGGTAGTGTTATCTATAAGATAGAAAGAACCTATCAAACCGGACAGTTTATTGAACTCTATTTAAAACGAACATCCATCAAGCTAGGTGATATCATTGATTACACTTGATGACTTAGGACAAGCTATTGAAAATGAAATAGAAAGTTATGTAGAAGGGTTAATTCCCAAGTTAGAAAAAAGACTTAATGATACCGCTGAAGATATATTAAACTATATGAAACGTAATGCTCCAAGAAGTGGCTATAAAAATGCTTTTGCGGATTCATTTATCGCAACCTCACAAGGCACAGGTATGAATACATCTATGTCTATTTATTCTGAAGGTAAAGGTGGACTTACCCATTTACTTGAGTTTGGCTATACACACCGAAGTGGAAAGTATGTCGGACCAAGACCTTTTATGCGACCTGCTTATGATATGTTTACACCAAAGATGTTAGAAGACATCAAAGAAATCATTTCTAAAGGAAACTGATATGAAAGAAATTTTAGAATCACTGTTCACTACATTAAGTTCTGTTTTACCAGGACAAGTGTCTTATGGTAAAAAAGAAAGTATAGATAAAAGTGATGATTATATCATTTATCAAGAAGTATCAAATAGAGGATCCATGTATGCAGATGATAAAGTTACCATGCGCATACTGACGATCCAACTTAATTTAATAACAAAGCAAAAGAACCTCGAGTTAGAAGAAAAGCTCGAGGTATCTTTATATTATGGTGGTTATGAGTTTCAAATGATCACAGAATATCAAAATGAAGACGGTTCAATAAACCGTGTATATGAAATCAAATTGGAGGTTTTATAACAATGAGTAATAAAGTAACATTTGGTTTAACCAATGTGCACTATGCACTAGCAACACAAACAGAAGATGGTAGTTGGACCTTTGGCCTACCTAAACGATTAGAAGGTGCACAAGAAATTAGTACCGAGGTTATTGGTAGTAGTGCACAAGTTTATGCAGATGATAAGGTGATTAAGACACTTGTATCTAATTCAGGGTCTAATGTGACATTAAAATTTACTGAAATTGATGAAGCATTTAAAAAAGATATCTTTGGCTTCTTAGAAGATACCAATGGGAACTTAATAGAAATTGTGAATGCTGAAACAAAGACATTTGCATTAGGCTATGAAATTCAAGGTGACTTGAAAGCTAGACGTATATGGTATTTCTTATGTACAGCGTCCCCTTCGGGAGACTCAAGTAAAACAAAATCAGATTCTATTGAAGCAAACTCAATCGAACTTAATATTACAGCTAGACCAATTGAAGCAGGAAACAATCTGATCTTAAGAGCAATCGCAGGTGCAACAGACACAAATTATGCAACATTTCTAACCACTGCACCTACGCTTCCAACATTCTTATAAGGAGTAGCACATGGAAAAAACACTTAATCTAGGTGATAAAGACTATCGCCTGCATTCATCATTATTTACAATTATTGATTATCGCAATGTATTTTCAACTGAATTATTTAGTGATATTAAAAAGTTAGAAAAGACCGGTAAAAAAGAAGAAGATTTATCGACAGTCATTGATACAATCTTTAGAATCATTTATGTGCTTCATCGACCTTTTAGTAAACAATCGTATAATGACTTTTTAATGTCTCTTGATTTCGGGTTATTAAGTAACCAGGATGAATTACAAAATCTGACGAATACGATAGGTGAAATGCTCGGGACATTTCAGAAAAGCACACCCTCACCCAGCAAATCAAAGTAACGCAGAAGAAAAAGACATTACAGCTAACATCATATTTAATCTTGCGCACTTAGGTTTATCCATTGAAGATACTAAATCATTTGACCTAGATACATACTTTTCAATTGTAGAACTTGAAAAGAATGTCATTACTGGTAACAAAACAAGTAAAAGAGCAACACAAAATGACATT